CTTGGATTTACGTGATATACTTTCTTGCCTTTTTTGTTTTCAGATTCACCCCATTCCATTCTATGTGTTTCAACTTTACCTCCTGGTAATTTGTTTCCTACACCTTTTCTTATGGATCTTGCGTGTTTTTTTCTATTTCTTTTTATTGGTCCGTACATATATCTAATTTATCTAGGTTCAAATTCTGCCAAGTCAAAGCCATCTAAACTGTCTTCATTAGACTCAAAATTGATTGGAGGTAAATTGTTTTTTCTCTGCTCAATAAGTTTAGACTGCTCGCTGTTAGCCTGACTAATTCTCTTAGCTTTAGCATCTTCTTTCATTTTCTCTCTAGAAGATAAACCTTGGTTATTAATCTGAGCTAACTGCATATTTAATTGGAACTCTTTGTCCATCAACTGTGCTTTCAGTGCTGCCTCGTTCTTTAACTTCTCAATCTCAAATGCAATGTCAGCTTGTCTGTACTGCATCTTAGCCTGAGTTTCTGCTTGAAGTTTCTGCATTGCAGTCTGAGCTGCTAACTCTTGAGACTTCAATTGCTGTTGAGCTTGCATAGCTTGCTGTTGCATAGCCATCTTCTCTTCTCTCTCTTGTTTAGCTTTTCTCTTAAGCTTCAACAATTGGTTGGCAACTTTAATATTTTTAACCTCTCTAATATCAATAGCATCCTCTAAGTTTATGTCTCCCTTAGATAAAGCCATTTGGATATTCGCCTCTAGTTGTGCTTTCTGTTCTTCATCAGGTGATAGCTCAATGAATATACCAAAGTCATAGATGTATAAGTCACTTATGTCTTCTAATATAGATACATTGTATTTACCTATTTGATTTATGAACTCATCTTTGAAGTCTGCATACTCTAAGATATCAGCTACTCTGTAGGTAATAGCCTCAGCTAATGATCTGTATATATATAAACTACCATTAAGTATATGTCTAGTAGCTACATTAGAATTCATTGCAGCTAGCTTCTGTAAACCAACTAAAGAGTTAGGGTCTGGAGTACTTCCATCTCTAGCTTCATTTAGTCCTGTGACATTTCTGATTTGGTTTAGGTAGTGGTTATAGTTTGATATTAACATCTGAGTTTTAGATGCACCAGAACTAGACTGTAGTTCTTGGATAGGTACTCTAGCTTGGTTGAAGTCTCCGTCTTGGGTGTAGCTTCTACCAATAACCGAACCTGTTTGGAAGTACAACCTCAATGCATCTTCAGGATTATAAGCGTTACCTGTTCCTAGGTCTACCTCATTCAATCCATCTGCATCAATGAATACACCATCAGGTACTACTCTTGATATTACTTGCTGAAGTTTCAAATGTGTAACTTGAATTAAATCAGCAAATGGAATCATTCTTCTTACCAATGACTCTATTACTCCTTTATACATTCTTGGAGCTACTGCTATATAGTTAGGTAGTGCGTGTTGTGTTGCTGACTGTGGTCTGACCATATTTTCCATTAGCTCCCACTTAAGCATAATATTGGTTCCCATAACCATTACACCACTGTACCATACGTCAATTGTCTTCTCAACTTTCTCGAAGTTGTTTTCCTCCATCATATCAGACGGTGGATTAAAAGTATCATCTTTTCTGATCATACTTACATTACCATTATCTTTTACCTTTCTCTTGTAGACAACCTTCTTAGTGGTCTTATAGTTAAAGTATAATAGCGTAGCTGTATCTTTATAGAAGATATCGTTCTGATAGTACTGTGCAACATTATAGTAGTCGTACCAGCTTTGAGCATATTGAGATATCTCTTCTAAGTCTTCATTATTTAATGTAGGGTCAATCTTTACAAGCTCAGTAATTGGAACTGTCTTGATCTCTCCCCAATAAAAACAGTCTTTGAAGTGAGGGTCTTCTGTATAACTATAAACTACATTTGCAGGATCTACATAAGATATCTTCACACCGTCTCCTGGTTGGAACTCGTGCTTTGCTACAGATATACCTAAAACTGTTTGGTCGTAGTCTATCTGCTTTCTGATATCGTTGTAGTGATTACTTTCAAATATTGTATTGATAGCTTCCTCCTCTGCAATCTCTATAGCAGGTTTGTAGTTCAACTGCATATACAGCTTCATCTCTTCGTCAGACTCAGGAAGTTCTTCAGGATCGACAGTAAAAGGATTAACACCTGTCTTCTCTTGTATGATATCAAGCATTGGCTTTGCTAGCATCTGCCCTTCTATCATTTGTTGGTACTCACTTCTTTTCGATTGGGAAATCGCATCTTGTGCATAAGCCTTTGGTTCAAACATCCTATCTTGCATTCCATTAACTACAATGTCTACAAACTTAGGAAGGATAGGTACAGGAGTCCAGTCTAGATTTAAATAAGACAAATCACCGTCAACAGCTAATTCGTTCTTATACTTACCAACAGGTTGCTCTCCTCTAGCGTATAGTCTCAACCTATGGAAGTCTCTCCACTGTGAGTAATACCTACAACTATTTCCGTCCTTTCTAAACCATTCGTACTGAATTGCCTGACCAATCTGCAAACCAAACTCATCGGTTGCTTTTTCACTATCTGAAACAAATTGGTTAGGAAATCCTGCAGATGATATATTAATATTTACCTTTTTCATCTAATTCTCTGACTTAAATTTCCCTTATTATCGTACCTAGCAAAGTTAATCTTTATTTTTGACACTTTTTTTTCAGGTGTATACAAGTGTTTTTGGGTAGCCATTATAGCTAAACCTGAACTAATAGAGGCATCATACTTCGTTCTATTCGAAATATCAAACTTTGCCCAATCCTCTAGCGTTCTTGTAAACACCATATCATTCATTTCCATATCCTCCTGCATACCTACGTGATTCTCAATATAAGACTCAATAGCTGAGGCGTGTGCTTGTTTTACATCCTCACTTGAGTTAGGTATACCCCCAAGCTCTCTTTCTGTCTTAGAAAGCTTCGTATACTTTTTATCAGGTCTGTTCATACAGAATCCTCTGTACCCTCTATTCTTAAAGTGGTATAACAGTCTTGGCTTATTATTCTCAATAAGAATAGGCATACCGTAAAACACGCAAGCTTTAAGTACATCTTCAAAGAATATTTCAGCCGTCTGAGGTCTTGCGATATATTCCAAGAAGAATTGGTTACTTGGTGCATTGTCCATATTAAACATTGTCTTCCCGTGTAAGGCTCCATTTGAACCCCCACCTCCAACAACTCCTGAGATATCATAACTATCACAACCAAACGCTCCAATATGTTCATTACCTGGATATTTTATTCCGTTCTTTTCTATAACTCTATTCTGTAATCCTTTCTCTGGAGTCCACGATACGTAGAACCTACCCCTCTTGTCAGGATTAAATATAACCTTAGTATCCTTGATACCATCCATCCAAGTTAAGTTACCTCTAGTTACGTGATGCTCTATTATTAAAGAATCATTGTAATCTATCTGTTGGTATATTTTAGTTAAGTTAAATATAGATTGTTTACTCTCGTCTCTAAATGCGTGAGACTCTGTTCTTGGGAACTGCCTATAGAATTCGTTGAGTGCATCGGGATCATTCTTTAATGACTCTACCTCTGCCTCCCAATAGTCTATAGCACCTTGATATATATACTCATCATCAATTCCAAGTATTGGCTCTTTCGGTGTTCTAAACACTGGCATACCATATCTGTCTATGAACCCTTCCATATTCCACTCCATCGGAATAAACAGAGAGTATAGACCTGACCTTGTCTGTCCGTTAGCGTTTCTCTTACTAACATCAGAGTCGTAGTATAACTTCTTGAAGTTGTCTCCACCTTTCTCAAGTGCATTCGATGTTGAACCCATCATACACTTACCAATAATTTTACTACCTAACCTCAAACAAGTCTTTGTTACTCGCCAGTTGTTTAATATATTATTTGGCTTGATCCATTTACCACTCTCATCGTGAACTAACAACAATAACTTCTCTCCATCATAGGAGTTGTCATCTGTGTTCTTCCAGTCAATGGTTGTATCTAAACCAAACAGCTCATCGTCTGAGCTATCGTACATATTCTTTTTTGTAATCTTTGCAGCAGGAATCCTAAATGCTAACTCAGTCTTAGGTTTGTCCATACCATCCATTATAGGTTTGAAGAAGAATGGTAGTCTGTTGTTTATAGGTACTACCTTGTCTGTAAACATCTTCTTAGCATCAGCACCTGTCTTTGATAGTATTCCAACCCTTGCATCTTTTGCAAGAGTTCCTGTATTCACACACTCTGAGGAACTCATAAAAGAAAATCCAGAACGTCTAATCTTTAAATAGTCTTGACCAAAGCTTCTCTTGTCTGCCTTGCAAGCCTCCCAGTGTATAAACAATAACCTATTAGCCTCTCTGAAGTCAGGATATCCTACGTCAATAGATGTCCACTGTAGGTACATATAGTGTGAGCCTGTGATGTAAGTTGGAATTCCGTTTGACATAAACCACATTCCAAACTCTCTTCTGTCAAACTCTTCTTCTATATATCCCACCCATCTGTTCTTAAACTCAGATGACCTTTCATTCCATTGGAAGATGGACTGAATCTTTGACAGCTCTTTAGGTAGCTCTTCTCTCTCCCAATACTGGTTAGATTTACTTGAGCTTCTCTTATATACATCCTTGGGAACTTTAGGAAGTGCTATCCTTAAGTTTTGTATAACTACGATATCACCTATCTCTCCTGTCTTAGATATTATTACTATGTCGTACTTAGGGTCATAACCATACTTCCAAGTCTTTGCTTTGTTCTTGGAGGTCAGAACGCTTTTAGGAATTACGTCCTCTAGCTTTCTGTATAAGTTATTTTGATCTTCTTTCTGCAAACCCTTGTTTTGTACTTGTCTTATCTAATCCTTTGTCTATAGAATTGATAGCTTCTTGCTCTGCTTCTATTCTACTTAATATTTCAAACGCATCAAATATAGCTAACTTCTTAGTAGCTGCAGCATTTTTTAATCTATCTGCTGCAATTTCATCTTCAGCCTCATACTTGATTATATCTTCCTTTGCCACCTTAATAAGCTGCTCTACAGCTTGGTGACCAGCATCAATAATCTTTTGTTTTATTTCTCTACTATATTTCATTATACTACTACAGTTATACTATGGTCAAACATTCTATATAACTTCTCATCGTCAATCCTAAACTCATACTCGCTGTTGGGTTTAAAACAAACTCTATCTCCTGGTTTAACTCCCTCGCTTTTTAAGTACTCGTTTGGATACTTCATCTCTCCAACCAATGGCTCCTCCGTAAGTGGTTTATAAATATAACTCTCTTCTGGAGGAATAGGCTTGACAAAACAATACCTACCCACTGCATTCCATTCACCATTATGTTTGTACGCAAAGTACTGCTCTTCGTCTACAAAGAATAAGTCATCCTTAAAATAACTTCTACCACTCCTCTGTTTTCCTTTCATATCATTATAATACTTGAAAACATTGTGGTGGACCATAAGTGTATCTCCCACTTGCACTGGTCCTTTGTAGTCTACTGGAAGCTCAATTACTTCAGCTTCTCTATTTGAAAACTTGTGGTCTTCTATTGAGGTACTGACTACAAACTCAATACCTCCAATCTCTTTTGTATTACTATATCTTCTATTATCTATAGGTTTTACAATAAACGAAAATGGTGATTTCATAATTTAATTTATGAGCCACAACCGAAGCACTCATAGCTTGAATCCATTGGTTTGACTCCGTTTAATTTCATTTTAATATTATGCTCCCTATCTTTTAGGTTAAGCTTATCTTCAAAAGACAGATTCTCTGCTTCTAATTTTTTAGCAATTAATTCTAGCTCATTCAATAAATCTGAATTCCCCTCCATCCTTATAAATATTTTGTACGTTAAAAATTAATATTGTATTCAATAGACATTGGTATGGACTGGTTAAATTCTTTCCATCTCATTACCTCGTCATCTTTTTGAATGTATATTATAATTGACTGACTCTTAGATTCATACTTAATTAAATGTATAACATAAGACCTATTAAGAACCTCTTGCCCTACTATGTAGTGCATAGCTCCAGACTTATAGTCAGGACCAACAGATATTTTTCTTATATCACTCATTTATAATATATACCCAATTTTAGAAATAGGAATTGAATATGATAAACCATCATATGCTAAACTATTATCCTCTTTAAATTGATCTGCTAAAAGCTGACATTGCTGAAAATTATTGTAATCTGTAGTTTTAAAAACTATAGTTTGAGAATGAGGACTAAAATCCTCTTCTACAAATTCAGCTCCTGTGTTTACAATGCTATCTATTAAAGGCTGTAAGTCCAT